AGATAGGCGGTTGGGTACGTCTGTCTGCTGCTACGTTCTTAGGCGTATGCCGGTCTATGCTTAACTGGGTCACTCTGCAACAGCAGAATCTTGTTTCTGTAGGTACTAACCTCAAGTACTACCTAGAGCGTGGTGGCGCTTACTTCGATATTACTCCTATTAGAGCCACAGCAACGCTGACCAACCCGTTTACTACAACTCTCAACTCCACAACTGTCCTTGTAACTGACCTTGCACACGGTGCGCTTCAGGATGACTTTGTTACGTTTAGTGGTGCTTCAGCAGTGGGTGGACTGACTTTAAACGGTGAGTTCCAGATTAACTTCATAAACGACGACTCCTACAATATAACCGCTGCAAGTCAAGCGTCTTCAGGGGCTACAGGTGGCGGCACAGTTACTGCGGCTTACCAGATAAACACAGGTAGCGCGATTGACGTACCGTTTACTGGGTGGAGTGCTGGTACTTGGGGTGCAGGTACTTGGGGTGTTGGCGGCGCTACGCTTGCCCCTATACGGCTTTGGAGCCAAGCTAACTTCGGTGAGGACTTATTCTTCGGTTATCGAGGAGGTTCGTTGTTTTATTGGGACGCAAGCACCGGGGTAACGACTCGTGCGGTGTACGTCACTTCTTTAGGCGGTGCGTCCAATGTGCCTACTATAGTTAATAAAACCTTTGTATCTGACATTTTCCGGTTTGCTTTTTGCTTTGGCTCAAACCCGCTAGGCGCTACAGCACTCGACCCCATGTTGATTCGTTGGTCTAACCAAGAAGATGTGGCTAACTGGACTCCGCTGGCTACTAATCAAGCCGGTAGCTTACGCCTCTCGCGTGGTAGTGAGATCATTACTGTACTGCAAGCTCGACAAGAAATATTGGTATGGAGTGACACGGCCCTGTACGGTATGCAGTATCTAGGCGCTCCAGAGGTATGGGGAGCACAGCTTCTTGGTGACAACATCACTATAGCCAGCACTAACGCAGCGGTGTATTCAGGCAAAACAGCATATTGGATGGGCACGGATAAGTTCTACTCCTACGACGGTACGGTTCAGACCCTACCTTGTTCGGTTCGCAGCTATGTATTTAATGACTTTAATACTTCTCAATATGCCCAAGTAGTAGCTGGCACTAACGAGCGGTTCGATGAGATATGGTGGTTCTATTGCTCTGCTGGGGTAACGCAGAATGATCGCTATGTGGTGTACAACTATTTACAGGACATTTGGTACTACGGCACGTTATCGCGCAGTGCTTGGATAGACTCTGATCTTCGAGAAAATCCTATGGCGGCTACCTACAGCAACAACTTGGTAAACCATGAAGTAGGCTACGACAGCCAAGAAGGGGCAGTAGCAAGCGCAATTACAGCTACGCTCTTATCCTCTGAGTTTGACTTGGATGACGGCGATAGATTTATGTTCGTTAATAGAGTGTTACCCGACGTAACATTTGAAGGGTCCACGGTCACTAATCCTGCTGCGGTGATGACTTTATCTCCTATGCAGAACTCCGGTTCTGGGTACAACAACCCCTTATCTGTAGGTGGTAATTCTGCGTCAACAGTTACCCGTACCGCTACAGTGCCTATTGAGGAGTTTACCGGGCAGGTCTTCGTGCGAGTACGTGGCAGACAGATGGCGTTTAAGATGGAATCTACTGAGCTAGGTGTAGCTTGGAAGCTAGGTATACCACGGTTAGAGATGAGAGCTGATGGTAGGAGGGGCTAGTGGCGCAAAGACTTGTACAAAAAGTCCCAGCACCTGCGCTCCCTACACCTAAAAAAGGGCCGGTAAAACAGTATCTGGATGACCTTAATAACATCTTACGCCTATTTTTTAACTTGCTATCAAGTGCTGTAAACAGTGTGGTTGGGGAGTACGGAGGCCGGTTTATAGAGGCCCCTAACGCTAAGTTCTTCTCTACTGTAGACCAGACTGCCAGCGTTATAAACACAGCGTATGCGCTACAGTTTGAGAACACGTATTTAGGCGAAGCTATAAGTATAGCGGGGACACAAATAACTCCACTCTACTCAGGGGTGTACAACTTTGAACTCTCGGTAGAGTTGACTAGCGGTAGTGCTAGCTCTAAAGAGCTGTCGTTCTGGGTACGTAGAAGCGGAGTAGACATAGCAAATACTGCTAGACTGCACGTCGTAGCAGGGTCGGGCGGAGTAGATAACTTTGAATACAGTTTTACGCTGGACTTAACAGCGGGGCAATACGTAGAGCTTATGTGGGCAACAGACGATTTAGACATAACGGTTGATTATCAGGCGGCTGCAAGTCCCCGCCCTGCTGTGCCGTCCACCTTATTAACCGTAGTTTTTGTTTCAGCAGTGCCTGAAACGCTACCGACACCGTAGGGATAGGTATGTCAGATGACACTAGTACAATAGAACAGATTTTTGCTCAACGACTGGAAGGGGTAGTTGGTGGGGATATATCCCCGTTTACGGGCACAGGTTACGATCTAGGCGCGTGGTATAGCGGTGCCTTAACTTCCCCATCTTCTGCTGAAACAGCAGGCCAACTTGAAGGTGCTGAAGTAGGGCTTATGCAGCAAGAACAAGATAGGTCCGATTTTGTTAAAACTGAACTAGCAAAAGTTGGTAAAGCAGGGTTACTTCCATCTCTTTCTAAAAGCCAAATAAACACTATTCACGACGCTATTAAAAACGACGGAATTAGTAGAAACGACCTTGGTACGTTAGTGCAGGGTATGCAAATTGATACCGACGGGTTTCTTGATTTAAGTTTCTTAGATGAGTCTAGCAACGATAAGTATAGCGACTTTAAGAACGCATTAAGTATTCAAGATGCAATAAACTCTTTAGGGGGCAACTCCCTGATACCGGGCGGGTTGGGCAGCCTTATCACGTCTGGGGGTATTCCTGCTTCCAGTTCTCCAGTAACAACTTTAAATGCCGAAGACGCACTAGCAGCAAAAGGCACGCTTTTAGGAAGTGACTACCCCTTCCCTAATCAAGCTATGGGCACCACAGAAGTTACCGAAGACACGGTTAACGACATTCTTGCCGGGGCTATGGCCGCACGGGAAAAGATCATGGGGGGCACTGCCGATCCCACGAAGGAGCAAGAGTTAGCGGTGCAAGCAGCCGTTGCTGAACTTCTTATTAACGCGGGCATTGGAGTAGACCAAAGCACTATTAACCCATACAGCCTAGAAGGAGATTCTCTTGGTCGGTTTGTAGATCGGATTAGTGTTGTGGATGAAGTTACGCCCGATGATGATGGAGGCGGTGGTAAGCCTACTGGTGGAGGTGCGCCTGCTGGTGGTGATGCTGGTGGTGATGCTGGTGGTGGTCCTACTGGCGGCGGTGCTAGTACTATGGATACGTCGGGCGATACAGGTATAGCCGATCAGAGAGACATATTTAGGGACTACGATACTAATCCTGATTTATATAACTTTGACGTGCAGGGTTATCAACTCTGGGAGATGATGCGGCTAGAGCCAGAAGGGTGGATGAAGGAAGCATTAAAAGACGAATATAAAAAATACCGGGGATTTAAAGGCTTAGACCCTAATAGCCAGCCCGTACCGGTGCTTAAAACGCCAGCAGAACTAGCCGCAGACAAGCTCGCAAAGGAAGAAGCAGACAAGCTCGCAAAGGAAAAAGCTATTGCCCTTGGCGAGGCCGGAACTAAGAAAAACCCGTTGGACATACTAGGGGATATTATAAACAACACTGACTTCACCATTGGTAATACAAACAACCAAAGTACTACTACTGGTACTGCTGGTGGTGGTCCGACACTTACTGGTGGTCCTACTGGTGGTCCTACTGGTGGTCCTACTGGTGGTCCTGCTGGTGGTCCTACTGGTGGCCCTGCTGGTGGCCCTGCTGGTGGTAGTGTTCCCGGTGGTGCCCCTGCTGGTGGTGGTCCTGCTGGTGGTGGCCCTGCTGGTGGTGGTGGTCCGACACTTACTGGTGGTCCTGCTGGTGGTCCCGGTGGTGCCGGACTAGGAGGGGCTGGATTAGGTGATGGAACTGGTCCGGGTGATGGAACTGGTCCGGGTGATGGAACTGGCGATGGAACTGGCGATGGAACTGGCGATGGTGATGGCGACGGTGATGGTGATGGCGACGGTGACGGAGATGGCTTTGGTGATGGTTCAGAAGCTACTACCCCCCAGCAAATAATTGGTCAAGGTGGCATGGAGTCCGTTAGTACAAAGAAAGCAGGTGTTGCAGAAATCAATGCGCTATACAATCCAGCTCTGTCCCTTGCTGAAAACATGGCCCTCTTAAGGGGTTCTAGGGTAGAAGAGGAAGACATTGTGGATAGTGCGATATATTACGGTGGTGGTATGATACAAAACACTGATATGACTGACGAAATAAACCGTCTGTTACGGGGATACTAAGATGAGTTTCCATAGTAATATTTTACCTAACCTTAAAGCAGGGGCAACGGCAGGCCTAGGTGCTTTAAAAGATCGCTATACGGACGACGATGGCACCATTTCTTGGACAAATGTAGGCAAAGACGCGGGTATGGCTTCTACTGCCTATGCGGCG